GATATGAAAGAAGAGGATCGAATGGTCTTTCCTAATACTTCGAAAATGATTGCTCTATCTTCAGCCTCTTATACTTTTGAGAACTTATATAAGACCTATCAGGACTGGGTAAGTAAAATTTATAGTAACGAGCCTTCAAAGGCTACATATTTCATATCTCAGATAAGCTACGAGACTCTTCCTGAGCATATGATTGACCAGACTTTAATTGAAGAGGCTAAAAACGGAGGTTCGTCGAACTCTTCATTTTTAAGAGAGTACTGCGCTCAATTTACAGATGGGTCTGACTCGTTTTTTAATGCGAAAAAGATGTTCGATTTAACTATTCCTGATGGAGGCGATATAACCACGCTTATTAAAGGTAAAAAGGATAGGAAGTATGTAATTGGTATCGATCCTAACATGGACGATAGCCCATCTGCTGACTTTTTTGCTATGGCTGTATTGGAGATAGATGAAAAAGATAGAACCTGCACTCTAGTTCATGGATACTCTGGTCTTGGTGGAATAAGTAACCATGTTAACTACTTGCATTACTTATTAAAGAGTTTTAATATAGTATTTGGGGTGATGGATAACGCTGGAGCAGATACCTTCCTTGGTTCTTGTAATTCTTCTGTATTATTTAATAATAATAAGACTCAAATCAATTTCATAGATATGGACTCTATGGCATCTGAGTATGAAAAAGAATTAACTATTTCTAAGAAGGCGTATAATCAAGAAATTAACAGGATATTCTTTACCCAGCCATTTACATCTGAATTTGTAAGACGTGGCAATGAACACTTACAAGCCTCTATCGATTTTCAAAAAATCTGGTTCGCCTCTAAAATGTCAGCGAATGGAGCGGCGTATAATTCGGCTATTTCCAGCTCGGTAGACTTGAAGCTCGTAGGTGAGACTGAAATTATAGATTTCATCGATACGCAAGACATGCTTGTTTATCAAACGAAAAAACAATGCGCCTTAATTCAGCCTTCTACAACGACTAAAGGTAATATTTCTTTCGATTTACCATCTCATATAAAAAGGAACAACTCCCCTAACAGAACTAGAAAAGACAACTATACCGCCCTAATGTTAGCTAATTGGGCGAGTAAAGTATATTTTGATTTACAGAGTGTAAATACTGATAATGTCCAAGAGACATTCACCCCAGTCATGTTTTGAGTGTAATATTTAATACTTATGGCCGCTAAAAATAAAATAGATGCTCCAGAGCCCTTAATGACGGCTTTTGAATCAAAATCAAACGTCACGACGGTAACTAGAACAAGGGAGAATCGCTCTGGATTTATTGAGCGCACGAATAGGTACTCGAACATTGAAGATGGACTTGTTCCTTTTAATTACTCCAGGAACGTATCAAATACTTCTAGTGTGGACGTTAGAGATGCCGTTATCCTTTGTCAGAAGGCTTATTATAATTTTTCTGTATTCAGGAATACGATTGACATAATGACCGAGTTTTCCGTAGGGGATATTTATTTTAAAGGAGGGAGTGCTAAGTCTAGAGAATTTTTCAACAGCTTGTTTAATAAGATTAACATGCGCTCATTTCAGGAGAAGTTCTTTAGAGAATATTTCAGAAGTGGTAACGTTTTCGTTTATAGATTTGATTCTAAAATTAAGCCTGAAGATGCCTTAAAGATCTCTCAAACTTATGGGGCAAGCGGATTGAAGCAAGGTAATGTGATGCTCCCGTCTAGATACATCATTCTGAATCCGGCAGATATCCAAGTTGGAGGTAATTTATCTTTTTTTGCTGGTGCATATTTTAAAGTCTTGACCGATTATGAGGTCGAAAGACTAAGAAACCCCAAAGATGAAGAAGACGTTAATGTTTTTAATGCTTTGGATGAAGAAACGAAGAAGCTAATAAAAGAAAAAAGAAACTACTCCATTATCTTAAAGCTAGATCCACAAAAAACTTCAGCGGCGTTTTATAAGAAGCAAGATTACGAACCTTTTAGCGTTCCTTTAGGTTTCCCTGTCCTTGAAGATTTAAATTATAAGAAAGAACTTAGAAAGATGGACATGGCAATTAGTCGAACCATGCAGCAGGCCATTCTTCTTATCACGATGGGAACTGAGCCTGATAAGGGTGGCGTAAATCCTAAAAATTTAATCGCCATGCAGAAGCTCTTTGAGAATCAGTCTGTTGGTAGGGTTTTAGTGGCAGATTATACGACTAAAGCGGAATTCGTTATTCCTGGAATTTCAGAACTCTTAGATCCAAAGAAATACGAAGTGATAGATAGGGATATTCGGGAAGGCCTTGGAAACGTTCTTCTAGGAGATGAAAAATTCGCTAATGCTAAAATAAAAATCCAAGTATTTGCTCAGAAGTTGAAAGAAGCTAGGAGCGTATTTTTAAGGGACTTCGTATCTCAAGAAATTAAAAGAGTTTCTAAATCTCTTGGATTTAAGAACTATCCATCGCCAGCTATGTACGATATAGACTTGGAAGATGATCCGAATGCTGGAAGGATTTACACCCGTTTGGGAGAGCTTGGCATCTTGACTCCTAGTCAGGTTATAGAAGCTATCGAAACGAACAAACTTCCCTCCGAAGAAGAATCATTACAAGCACAAAAAGACTTACTACCTCACAAAAAGTCTGGACTTTACCAGCCGATGATAGGAAATAAGGTTAATGATGAACCTGGAAGACCAAAAAATACTAAAGAGATTAAGCAGGTAAACACAACTAGAGCATCAGAGCAGACTTTTGATTTTACATCATTAGCAAAAAACTTTAAGCTATTTACTGAGTTTGAAAATTCAGTCGTGGAGATATTAAAGAAAAAGCATAAGAAGAAAACTTTATCCGATGACCAGAAGAGTTTTGCGCATGATCTAGCAAGAAACATAGCTATAAACGAGGAAAAGGAAAACTGGACAGCTAAAGTAGTAGAGCTCTTTTTACAAAAGCCTCAGATAAAATCCACCTCAAAGTCTTTGGCTGTGGACGAAATCTCCGCTAAGCATAATTGCGAACCTTTCGCGGCTTCGCTTTTGTATGAAAGCCAATCTACAAAATGTCCAGAAACAGAATAATTTATCAGAATGAAGCTCTGTACGCTGGCCCTTCTCTGAAGACCGGGATAGCTACTGGCGTTTTACTAGGGCACCATATCTTAAAGAAGATAGATAATGTCATCGCTGCGACTTATGGTATTAATATCGAGAGACAAGATATTATGCAGCTGGGTAGTGAGGGAATCTTGGCTAGGCCTAGCTTTAAGTCTCCGGTTTTAGACTTACAATTTAGTTATCTTTTTAACGGTTTTTCTAACGAGACAAAGTTAGGATTAAATACTAATTTCTCTACTGGAAACGATAATGTTCCAAGATATAATGATACTTTCTCTGCGGCTTTATTGTCTGGATTTTTAAGAAAAGATCGGGCTCGGGATAAAAGAGATTTTTTCATGGCTTTAGCTGACGAAGGGGAGGACGTTTTTAATGGGACTATGGATTCTCCATATGGTAATAATTTAACGACTCTCACTGGGATTATAGATAATAATTCGCCTACGTTTGATATTTTAAATTTTCAAGACTGTTACCTTACCAAGTATAACATGTCTATTGAGACGAATAAAATAGTAACTTGCAATTTGAGTTATTTGGCATCAAACATGATGGTATTCGTGAGTGGCAGCGGCTTGAACGTGTTTACTTTAGATAAGAAAAATAAGACCGCAGTAAAAACTGGTATAAATATTGTTATACCAAAGTTCTCAAGAAGCACCGAAAATATCATATTGTCTAATTCTTGCACTTTATCTATTACCCCAACTGGATCGACTCCGGTTTCTACAGACATAGGATTGTCTTTAAATGATGCTAAATTTAGCTCTTTTAATTTAGATATTAATTTAGAAAGATATTCTTTAAGTTCCATATCGCATAAAATGCCATTGGATTCTCCAATAAAATTTCCAGTGATTGCGTCTTTTTCAGTAAAAGGCATCCAAGGTGATGCTCTTTCTGGAGATTACTTATCTTTTATAAATGCTGATAGAAAAATAGATCTATCCGTCTCAATGAATAGGCTTCGTCTAGACTCCCCAAAGGGAGATCTTAGCTCTAAAATTTTTATTAAAAATGCCACTGTTAATTCTATATTTTTCGACTCTTCAATTGGATCTAATAAGTCCTTTACTATACAAGGACAAGTAGATTTGGATTCTTCCGATTTGTCCAAAGGATTATTCTTTAGCGGGGATTTACCTACGGGTATAATAGAGGAATTTTTATTAAAAAATCAAATCCTCGATATTTAACTTTCGGTTGTCGGGAAAAAAATGTGT